GCAGTTGAATGCGGCCATGTTTGTCATGGACCAGACTACTGCTGGCCTGAAAAACCAGATTGCCGCTGAGCTGCTGCCAACCATCGCCGGCTTGGCTGTTGGCTTCTCGGATATCACCGTCAGCGGCACCGTGGCGGAGGACACGGGGCGGGTGCTGAGCGGGACCATCAAGGGGTTGGCTGCAACCGCAGTTGGTGCATTCGCCGCAATCCAGCTACTGGGCAAGGGCATCGCTGGTTTGGCGTTGATCTCGGAAACCGCTACCCAGGGGGAGTGGTACGAGAAGGTCATACCGCCATTGCTGGCCCGCCGTATTTACAAGAACTGGGGAGATACCAAAGCCGTTCTTGGGGTTGTGGGTGACGATCTGGAGAGCACTGCGCAAGAGTATGCGGCGTTGCTGGACAGCATCTGGTCAGCCGGTAGCGAAGACGGCGGCACAGGCACCAGCGCTGAAGAGCGCATTAAGCGCATCACTGAGTTTTTGGAGTCTGCTCGTGCTGCTGCTGGCCAGGCTGGCGGCAACTTCCGGGCCCTTGGCAAAGACTTTGATGCCGCCAGCAAACAGGCAGAAAAGTCGGCCGAGAATGTGCGCAGTCAGATCACTGCGCTGGAGCGCGCTGCTGCCAGCTGGGGCATGAGTGCTGACGAGGTCAAGCTCTACACCCTGGAGCAGGAAGGGGCTACCGAGGCGCAGATTACCTACGCCATGTCGTTGATGGCGACGGTTGATAATCTGGAGCTGTCGAAGAAGGCGCACGAAGACTACGCCAACTTGCTCAAGGATCTGCGCACCGATGAAGAGGTGCTGACCGATCAGATGCGTGAGCGCCTCCAGGTGCTTGACGCAATGTCCGGCCTGACTGACGCCGAGCGCACTACGACGGCTGCCCGAGTGGCCGGAGCGGCAACCGCCGAGGCGCCAGATTTTGCGGGGGTGGATGCCCAGGTGGGCGGCGCATTTGGTGAGCTCGCCAAAGTAGATGAGGCAGAAGAAAAGCTGCAGGAGTGGTATGCCCAGCAGCTTGAAATGCTGGAGACGTTCCGTTCTGAAAGGGCTGACCTGAATGCCGCTTGGGATGCTGAGGAGCTTGCATTAAAGCAAGAGCATGAAGACGCCCTTGCGGAGATCGAGCGGGCGCGGCAGGTTGCCCGCATGGCTGCCGGCGAAGAGTTCTTTGGCAACATGGCGGATGCCGCCAAGGTGTTCTTAGGTGAGAACTCCAAGCTCTATAAGGCCGCGTTCCTTGTTGAAAAATCCTATGCAGTGGCCAAGGCGCTGATCAACGCGCCTAAGTCGTACTCGGATGCCTACGCTGCTGTGGTGGGGATTCCGATAGTTGGCCCGGCGTTGGCGCCTGCCGCTGGTGTTGCTGCTGCGGCTGCTCAGGTTGCCCAGGCAGCGGCTATTGGCAACATCGGCATGGCGCACGACGGCTGGGACAAGATCCCTAAAACCGGCTCGTACTACCTGGAAAAGGGTGAGCGCGTGACCACTGCGGAAACCAGCGCCAAGTTGGACGCGACGCTGGACCGCATAGGCCAGCAAGACCAGCCCGGCCCGGGCAATGTGACCGTGCACAACTACGGCAATGACCGTGTGCGCACTGAGCGTGATGCGAGCGGCGATCTGCGGGTGATCATTGAGGCGGTGGAAAAGGACTTTGCCACCAAGGTCGCCACCGGCAAAGGGCTGTACAGCAAGGCGCAGGAACGGGCCTACGGACTGAAAAGGGCGATTAGATGATCCAGTACCCAGCGGGCTTGCCCACACCGCAGCGGGCCGGCTATGGCTTTAAGCCGGTCAGCGGCATGCGGCGTACGCCCAACATGAAGGGCCGGGCGCGGGTGCGCCCCATCAGCCGCTCAACGCCGACAGAAGCCGTGCTGACCTACAAGCTGACGGCGCAGCAGTGCCAGCTGTGGGTCAGCTGGTGGCACGACGTGCTGATTGCAGGCACCGCGTGGCATGAGCAGCGGCTGCTGACAGAGCAGGGGTTACAGCTCTACAAGTGCCGGTTTATCGATGACTACGATGGGCCTGTGCTGGAGGGCATTAACCACTGGGTCATCACGGTACCGGTCGAGCTGTACGAGCGCCCGGTACTGCGCAACAACTGGGCACTCTACGCGCCGGACTACATGCGCTACATGAGAGAGTTTGACGTTGCGATGAATCGCACCTGGCCGGAGGCATCCGAGGCATGAGTAACTTGCTGAATCGGTTTTACGCCAGCTCTGGCAGTGAGATCGAGATACCAACCATCGCGGTATCAGATGGGGTTACCACCCATTACCTGACCATCGGTTTTGAGGATATGGACCTGCGCCTGGAGACCGGAGAGGTGGTGACCTTTTTGGGCTACGGCATGGATATCACGTTGCCCAGCAAGGGCAGTGATGGCGTGCAGGACTTGGCCTTCGCGATCTGCAACGTAGACGGTGCTGTTGGGCGGTTTGTACGCGAGGCGCAAGAGGGCGGGCGTGAGGTGCTCCTGACGTATCGCCTTTACCTTTCCAGCGACTTGGAGGCCCCAGCCAAGCCGCCAATAGACTTCAACGTCAAGGGCGGCCAGGTGACAGCAACAGAGGCCCAGGTGACCGCCGGCTATTACAACGTGCTGGCTACCGCTTGGCCGCGCCTTATCTACGACACACTGCGTTTCCCTGGTCTGAGATACATGTAATGGACTTGAGCAAATACACCCGCGGCGTCTACGTCGAGGGCGGGCGCGTGTGGCCGCAGGTTGACTGTTACTCCATGGTGCTGGAGGTGCGGCGTGATATGGGCCTGCCCGACTGGCCAGACTGGCCGGGCACTCAGAAAGCAGCTGGTGAGATGGCTGCTGTGGCTGATGGGTTCTTGCCGTGCTTGCATCCGTGTGAGCCGCACCCCGGTGCCATGGTCGTTTGCTATGAGGGCAGATGCGTAAGCCACTGCGGCGTCATCGTTGAGGTGGCCGGGATGCTGGAGGTGCTTGATATCCGCTCGCGCAGCGGCGTCAAGTGCTTGCCTTTGTCGCGGTTTGTGCGCGCATTCAATCGAGTCGAATTTTATGATTAAGCTCTATCCGTCGCACCTGCATGACTCGGCGCCCGTGCTAACGCTACCCATCAAGGGCGACACCATTGCGCAGAGCTTCAAGCGCGTTGCGCCTGACTTTGCCATGGACAAGTTCCACCGCATCAGCGTGCACCTGGACGGTGTGCCGGTGCCGGAATCTGAATGGCCGACCACGCCGGTCACGCCCGCCAGCCAGCTGGACCTGTACCCCAAGCCTGGTGATCCGGTAACGACCATTTTGGTGGTTGTGGCTGTGGTGGCCGTGGCTGCGTTGTACATGGCCATGAATGTTCCTGAGCCTGGCGCAGGCCGGGGGCAGGGTGAGGAAATCCCCCTGCGCGGTGCGCGCGGCAACCGTGTGCGCCTTGGTGACCCGGTGCGCGAGCTGCTGGGGCGAGACCGCATCTACCCTGACTACATCATGCCGCCCATCCAGCGGTTTGTTGACAAGCGCTCGCTGCAAACCAGCATGTGCCTGTGCGTGGGCGTGGGCAGCTACTTGAAGCCGGCCAGCCTGATCCGCGTGGGTGATACCCCCGTGGGCTTGTTCGGCCCGGACTTTGACTATCAGTTTTACGAGCCGGGCGAAAGCGTGGCGGGTGACCCGCGCGCTGTCATCTGGTACCCCTGCAGCGAAGTGGGCGCGACGGATGCTGGCACCCAAGGGCTTGACCTGGCATCCACCGCTCCCACCAGCACCGGCGTGATTGCTGACGCGATTGTGCTGGCCGGCAACATCGTCACCCTGGCGGGCGCTGATGCGGCGATTCCGGAGAGCTGGAGTGTCGGCACCATCGTCACGCTGCTAGCCCCGGACAACTACCGCGTTACACCGGTAGCCGGCTACGACCGCATTGCCGGGGACATGACCGGATTGGACCCGTTTGTTGGCATGCTGGTATCGCTCAGCGCGGACCTGGACTATGACCTGGTTGTGGCCAGTTACTCGCCCTATGTGCCGCCGGTAGCCGGCGTGGGCGGTGACCCGTCCACGGTTGAGGCCAGTGCAGCGCCCAGCACTTACGATTTTAGCGGCACCGCTGCGGCATGGGGTATCACGTATCAGGGCGAAACGCGGACCCTGAGCCTGGCTGCGGACTACAGCAACATGAGCGGGCTGGTTGCGGAGATCACCGCCCAGCTGGCTGGCATGGGGCTGGTAGCGCAGGACATGAGCGGCCGCATTCGGATTGTTGAGCCCAGCAGCCCGTACCAGGGCGGGCCAATCAGCCTGTCAGGCGCACCTATTGCCGTGTTCGGCGCGTCGCCCGTCTACACCGTGGGCACCGCCTCCACCGGCGGCACGCCGGAGCAGGCCGCGTTTATCACGCTGGAGTTTGATGACGGTGAGCCGTTCAGTGGCCTCGGTGAGGGGCCGCAGCGGCTTTCGCTGGGGTATCGCCGCAATCAGTACCAGATCACCGATATCACGGACCTCAACATAACCCTGGACCGGCTGACTGATACGGCGGTGGTTGATGCAGATTGGCCCGGTTTTGTCGGCCGCACGCTGCTGGATTACACCCTGCAGTCAGATGAGGTAGGCGATTACAACTGGATCGGGCCGTACCTGTTGTGCGATGCAGCCGAAACCACGGACTACATCGAGTACGACATTTACTTCCCGCAGGGGCTGGCCCGCTATAAGAGCAGCGGGTCTCGCAGAGCGGCGCAGCGCTCTGTGGTGTTTGAGTGGCGCGACGCCCTGGACCCAGGATCAGAGTGGCAGCAGGTCGAGCACACTTATTACGAGTCGACCGAGGACGCTATCGGGTTCACCCATGGGCTGGCTGTACCTGCTGGGACGCAACCAATGGGCCGGTGGCGCCGAGTTGAGCGCAAGGGCGGCAATCGGGTGCGCGATGAGATCTACGTCTTCGGTGCTCGGTCTCGTCTGGCGTCGCCCACCAGCTACGCCGATGTCACGCTGATGACGGTGAGTAGCTTGGGCGGAGCGCGAATGGCGGCGCAGTCCAACCGCATGGTCAGCCTGGTGGCAACCCGGATCTATGACGACGGCCAGCCGCGGTCTATCAAGGGCGCGTTCCTGCGCGTCACTGACAGTCTGGGCATACCGCGCAGCCGGGTGGATGTCGCCCAGCTGGATGCCCTGGAGGCGGCGAGCTGGCAGCCGCGCGGTGAGCAGTACGACTTTGCCCATGAAAAGCAGGTATCTGCCCGTGAGGCGCTGCAGCAGATCTGCGCCGCCGGTATGGGCCACCAGACGTACAGCGGCAGTTTGATCAGCGCCATGCGAGAAGGTGTGCAGCCGGTGCGTGGGTTAATCACTCCGCATGAGCTGACAAGCGAGCTGGTCAGCACGTTCCAAAGCCCCAGCCCGGACGACTTCAGCGGGGTGGATGTCACGTACCGCAATGGCACCACGTTTACCGAGGAGACCATCGAGTGCCGCCTGCCGGGGCTTACGGCCACCAAGGTGGACAAGGTCACCCTGGATGGCGTCACCGATCCGGATCGCGCCTGGCGCATCGGTATGCGCATGCTGCGCAAGCACCAAGGTCAGCGGTGGCACTATGCCGGTGATACCGAGCTGGACGCCCAGGTGCATGAGTACCTGGACCATGTGTTGCTGGCCGACGATCTGCCGCACACCACCATCTCGGCGCTGATCGTCGATGCAGAGCGTGATGACGATGAAGGTGTTGTCTGGCTGGAGGTAGGCGAGCCGCTGGATTGGGAGGTGAATGAGCCCAGAGCGGTCATCCGCCGGCACGACGGCACAGCCACAGCGCTGTTCACCCCGTTGCGCGGCCTGACCGAATATCACCTGGCAGTGCCAGCGGCAGTGATTGATTTCGAGCTGCTGACCGATGACCCGCACATCGAGCAGGCCCGCCTGCTGTTCGGCCCGTCCGAGCGCGTGGGGTACCCGGCCATGATGTCCATGATCAAGCCCGGCAGCGACGGCACGACCAGCTTTGAAGCCGAGCAGTACAACCCTGACTACTACGCCGACGACGACAACTACGCCCCGGCATAACCCTTAACGCCTCAAAAAAGCACGGCGCCCGGCGCTGTGTGATTGCGCGCGCATGGAGAAAAGCAAATGCCCTACAACACTGGCAACCCGGTTGGTTCTGAAGATCCACGGGACTTGATTGACAATGCCGCCGATCTGGACCGCGCCCTTACATCCACGGAGGCCACGTTCCAAGACCGGCTTGGCCAAACCCGGCTGACATTCGCGGGCATGTCGAGTGCAGCAGGTGATGCAACTCTGGCGATTCAGGCCGCA